CAACAATGTTAAGTTCGTGACACATAGCCTCAAACCCTCTCATTACCGATCCCTCACTCTTCCATTCATCACCTAAGTTCTTATCCGGAACTATACAATCAATATAATCTAAAACCACCATATCAATCTTAGTTCCATCTGCAATCATCTTTCTTATTTCATTCTTAATTTGCAACATAGTCTTAGTGTCCGATGGTAGTTTTTTTAAGATTAACTCATTTGGCATTGTTTCCTTAATTTCTTTTACCTTAGTCATCACCTCATCCTTTTTTTCTGACAATTCGTCAGGGTGAATCTTTGTCCAGAGTGTAAAATGTTTTCTCTGTATCACTTTTGGGTTGTCTTCAAAGAATACTTGAAGTACGTTAAATCCTAGGTTAAATGCGTGGTTTGAGATCTTTGTTAGAATAGTAGACTTTCCTACACCAGTAGGTGCTAATATTACACCAATTTCCCCTTTTGCTAATCCTCCTTTTAACAACCTATCAATACCTGGTATTCCCATTGGGATTGGGTGTCTATAGTCATCATCCAAGACTTGGTCTAAGTTTGAGAATACATCTAACATTGATGTATCTTTAGAACCTACAAGTAACGCTTCTCTAACCATTTCTTCTAAAGTATCGTAGTTTTCAAATTCACCCCCATCAATAATTTTTTGGGCCTTTTTCATGACTTTAGTTAACTCTTGTTGTTTACAGAATTTTAGAGCCTTTTCTTGTACAAAAGATACCCCATCAACAGGGGCATCCTTGATTTTCTTGACCGTATCAAGAACTACTTTAACCGCAGTTTCTTGTTGTAATTCGGATTTTGCGACTTGTTCTAATGTATCAAATGATGGGGTGTGATCATATTTTTTATAATACTCCTTTATCATTTGAATTATTATCTTAAAGTACTTATTCTCAAAATAATTGTTCTCAATTACATCAATAATTGAATGAGAAAAGTCTTTATCTAAAATGATTTGATTTAGTAATTGAATCTGAAAATTATTACCGAGATATTCAAAATTTTTATTAGTCGCCATATTTTTTCTTTATGTTAGTAATGATAAATACTACTAATTTTGAATAAATTGAGGATAAAAATAATTAAATTTTTTACCTGAAAAAATGTCAGTTAAGTCTGTTAATACTTGTTTTAGTTTTGGGCGTAGATCCACAGTATATCTTACCTTTGGTGGGTATACTTTTGCATCAAACGACCTCTGACAAATTGTCATGTTTTCTACCTTAATATAAAGGTTAAAATTTTCTTGACCTTCAGTTATTGATGTGTTCAATACTTCAGGGTTCTCAGTAATTTCATATCTGTTTTCCAACATATAAACTACTGATCTCATTTTTAAATCATACTTAAGTTCATTACAAAATGTTTTAATAAAATCGTAAAACTCTTCTGATTTGTGGGCATTTTTATTAAACCCTTTAACATTAAAAAATCTTTGTACTACGATGTTATCATTACACATCAACAAAAATTCTAATTTAGTTACTTCTTGTTCTTTCATTTTCATTTTTTTGTTCTGTTTCTAAAATTTGTTTTTTCTTTTCTTGATAATTTTAAAAATGGCTTTAAGAAATTAACCCAAGCATCATCCCCTTTTGGTAAAAATTTAAAGAATCCATCATTCATCATCATTCTAATTAAGTTTCTATACCCTCTACCGTCAGGATCCAATGACTCAGAATAATATAACCTAACTAATTCTTTTCCTTCTTCACTTATTAATGGTTTTGATAAATCTACTAATTTATCATTAATAGTAAAAAACTCATCACCAAATATACCTTCTTTAGTTTTTCCCGTTAAAAGATTTTGTATGGCAACATTCCCTTTTTGTTCTAAAAGTAACTTTTCTGCCTTTTTTAAAATATCGGTATAATTGATCTCAGTTTCAAGTATTTCGGGAAATAATTTTAAAAAAGTTTTTTCACCTAAATAAAAAATACCATCAATATTATCTGAATTATCTCCTGTTAATATCTTGTAAGTTTTAATATTATAATGTGGTATTTCAGATTCATAAATTTTAATTTTATCCCCATTACGATAGTACCTCTTCTGTTGTGGGGAATATATTGTAACTTTATCTGAAATTAATTGAGTTAAATCTCTATCTGAAGAAAATATTGTTTTATCTTCATCTTCCGAAATTTGACAATAGTATGCAATCAAATCATCGGCTTCAGATTTATCAATCTCAAGTTGTCTTACAAACATTTCCTCAAGATATTCTTTTACTCTATTTTTTTGATTTGAGAAGGACTGTTCTTTAAAGTCCTCTTCATTTTTTTGTTTTCTATTAAGTTTGTATTTGGGATAGATCAATCTTCTTTCGCTTGATGATGTATCGCTATCCCAAAATACCACTACCTTATTATAATTACTTTCTTCTAAAAATTTTCTTAAAGTGTTAAGAAAATGCCATGTTCCCCCAACGTGTTCTGTTCCGTTAAAAAAATCTTTAACACCATGAAAACCAATTTTTAATAAATTATTCCCGTCTACTAATAGGGTTTTAGTCATTTTCTGTATTATTACAGGGTTGTTACTATTCTACTTCTTCTTTTTCTGACTTTAATTCAAAGTCACCATCCACTCCAATTATCTCTTTCCAATAATCGGCATATTCTTTTTTATATTGCTCAATAGATGCCTTTTCTTCTGTTGTATCTTTTCCAGGTAAAAACCCATGAGGAGTTACTATTATTTTACCATCCTCAAATCCAAGACCATTAATATGGTTTTTTAATACAGATACTTTTGTTCTTGATGCAAATTTAACGGTACGTTTGTCTTTAGTTGCGGTTATTTTAGTTGTGCCGGCACCTTTTTGATTTCCAAATAAAAAAACTAAAGATGAGTTTAACCAAATTGCTTCTCCACCTTTTGCTTTTATTTTTGGTTGACCAAATGGATTATCAGGTAATTCAACCCAAGGTTGGTTAACAATTATTAAAGTATTTTCATACTTTGAGTCCGCCTTTCTTGAACCTGAAATTCTTTGATTGATTCCCATACCAATTTTATCAGCTAAAACACTTGCATTATGTTGTTTACCACCTTTACCGTCATATGTCATTTTACAAGGTACTGATCCGACTGAATCCCACATAATACATAATGAATAATCCAATTCTCCTTTATCTTGTGCATCTAATAAATCATTAATATAATCGGTAATTTGTTCAATATAATCAAAGTTATTATTAAATAAGAAAAATCCATCCCATCCAATTTCTCCTGTTTCCTCATCAACAACTTCTTCACATTCTAACCCCATTAATCTTGAGTGCTCAAAAGACCACTTTTGTTCTGTTATTATAAAAACAGGTAGTATTCCTTTTTTTTGAGAGTCAACCGCGGTTTTAATAAGTGCTGTTGTTTTACCGGTATCTGAATGACCTAATAACATATTTAGATGCCCAATTGCGGGCCCAGGTAGCCCAACCGCATCTAAAAACTCAGGTCCAAGATCAAAAAATCTTTGTGGTTTATATTTTGCTGATGTTGAAAATTTTTTCTTTAGTGAACTAAAATCATTCTTTTTAATTGCCATTTTATTCTCCTTTTTGTTTGTTTAAAACTTCTAACATTTCTTCGGTTATTTCAAATTTTTCCTCTTTTTTAATATTGTACTTATAAACAACTTCCAACATTTCTAATTTATCTTTAGCGTTTGTCATTTTTTCAACAAACTTATCCATTTCTTCTAAATGTTGTGGGTGTTCACCAATACCAACAGGATTATTAAAATAAATTAAAAGGGTGGCTTCGGCCTCTGCCATTTCAGATCTATACTTTAAGCATAGAGACTCGTACATTTTTTCGCTTATTTTATTCATATTTTTTAATTTTAAGAAATATAACTTGGGTGTAAATTTTAATAAACACCCAAGTTATCTAATATTAGAATGGTAATTCCTCATCCACATCATCATTAACTTGTGGATCTTCAACTTGATTGATTGTTTTTTTTCCTCCACCAATAGAAACTGATGATTCTTCATCGTTAGAATAAATGTACTTTCCAGCGTCTGAATCCCATCTTGGGGTTTCTCCTCTTGCTATTGATTCTAAATATTCTGTTGGTTTTTTAGAGTATACATCTTCCCAACCTAATTCATCTGTAATCCATTCAGACATTTTTTCTTCGTCTGTATGAACAGGTGATGGGTCGTCATACATAACAGTCTGAATAACAGTATAGAAAGCCCCTTTTGGTGTTTTTGCTTTTGTTAATTCAAGAATAAGGTCTCTTCCTTTTTCGGCGTCAGCAACATCACCTTTAGCTTTGTATATAGGAATAATTTTATCAAAAATTCCTTCTTGTTTGTAGTTGTGTTTGAATCGCCAAAATTTAGGTCCATCTTGTTCGTTATCACGGTCAATAACTTTAACAATATAAAACTTACGAGGTTTATATTGTTTGGCAAGTTCTTTATCAGATTCTTTACCCGTTGACATTAACTCATCATAAACCTCACTTAATGGTGATCTTTCATTATCATTTTTTCCTGGATCGTAAAATTTCTGCCATTTACCATCAACCAAGATTTCATGAAACCAAACTTCTTTAAATGGTGAGGATCCGTCTGATGTAGGTAATATACGGATTCTTTTTTGTGCCTGTTTTTCGTTGTCTTTAAGTATTGCGGCAAAATACTTTTTCAATCTTTCTTCTTGTGACATTTTTGAAGTGGAAGAAGTGCCACTTTGTTTTGAGCTTTCATACTGTGCCAAAACTGCATCTAAAACATTGTTTGTCGCCATATTATTATATTATTTAAAAGTTTACTATAGAAATATAAGTTATAAAATTGTCGCAGTCAATAAATAAAAATTAAAAAACAAAAAAGAGATTATTTAAATCCCTTTTTTGTTTATCACATCATATCTTCTTCATCTTGTCCGTACTCATTAAAGGTATCTTCAATTTGATCGGGGGAAAATTGTTTTACTTCATCAGAGGTTAAAACATATTCATTTTTTCCTGATCTTTCCATTTCTTCTTGTTTATCAACAAAAAAATCAGATAATTTTTGTTTAAATGGTCCTGAATCTAAACTTCTAAGTTCTAATTTTTCTTGTGGAGTTTTAGGTTTATATCTTTCTATTTTATCTTCAATAGACGAAAGTCTATTTGTAAGTCCATCCATTTCTTTTAATTTACTATCCATTGCCTCTAATTGTTTAAATAGATTTTGGAAGTACTCTTCTTGTTTATCTTCAATGTTTTTTTGTGCGGTCACTAGATCTGTAATATCTAATTCTTCTTCTTCACCTTCTCCTTCATCACCAACTTCTTCGACATCAGGATCTGTTTTTGTGTCTATAGGTTGTGGTGCTCCTCCTTCAGGTGCTCCTCCTGCTGGTGGCGCTCCTCCTTCAGGTGCTCCTCCTGCTGGTGGTGCTCCTCCTGCCATTGGGTCTTCTCCTCCTGCTGGTGGTGCTCCTCCTGCCATTGGGTCTTCTCCTCCCGCTGGTGGTGCTCCTAAATCAGCTAAAGGGTCCTCACCTGGGGCTCCCTGTTCTATAATATATTTACTAATAAATTTAACTCTTTTAATTTCTTCTAAAATTTTTTTATCTATATTCATTTTATCCGTTTAATAAAGTTTTTATTCCAGATTTTGTTTCAACCTGAATTTTTTTAAATTGTTTCATTGTGTTATCAACTCTTTCAATTAGTCCATCTTTTATTCTAACTGTATAACAGTCGCCAGTATCTAAATCACATACTTCTTTAAATCCATTACCAGTATCTTTTTCTGATATTCTTGTATTTTTACCTAAGTAATTATCCAATATTAATTTTGTATTCATAGTTATATTATTTTATTTATAAATATATCAATTGGTGTAAATGTTTTTTTAACTTCCTAAGTTTAATTGATTTGCAAAATTTATTGCTTCTGTAATTTCTTTAGATAATAAATCTTTGTCGGTTTTTTGTAATAAATTATATACATCGTCTTTTACTTCATTTGGCCAATATTTAATATAAAGTTTAGCAAAACCTTCTATAACGGATTGTGGTGGAGTTGACGAAGTTAGTATTGCTTGTGTTAAATTACTTAAGAAAGGGTCTCCTCCATTTGCAAAAGTATAAAATCTATTACTTAAAACTTGTATTGAATCTTTGATTGAATTAAATGCTGCAATAGGTTTTGGGCTTCCATTTCCACTGGTTTGACAAAAATAATTTTTAGTAACTTTATTAATATAATCACTATTTGTTATATCATATTTTTGATCTAAAGGTATGTTACCAAAATTATATGAATTAATTAAAAATTTATTATTTGCTTTGTCACCATTAGAAATGTAACCTATAATAAATGTAAAATACCTTAGTGCAATGTTATTGTTACTAACATTATTGTTAAATAAAACATCAACAACACTTTTAATTGTTGTTGCAATACCTGAAGGACTAACCGATGTTGCGGTAGATGCAGTATATGTAAATACATCAAATGGTGATTTTAATAATTGACCACAATTACTTTGTGTGTTTACTGTATTTTGTGGTCCGCCTATAGTTTCAACTTTACTTGTTTGTTGTGCTATTATATTTGTTGATATGTTGGCTGATACTTCAGTCTTAACTTTTGTTAAAAGGGGTGTTACAAAATTTTTATATATTGTTTGTAAATATGAATCTTGAGTTGATATTTCATAAACAGGTTGTCTTGTTCCTGAAAATGTTGTGGAAAATATTCCTGGAGATATTGTATGAGATACATTTTGTATTTGATATGGTCCAGAAAACATAGGTACATTTCTTAAATTAAAATACATTTTAGGTTGTATTAAAGCATTTCCCATCATAGACACGTCACAAGTATAAACTCTATATTTATATAAATTATACATAGACTGACTTTGTGGTGTAACATTTATACCTCCAGCCTGATTAGCGGTATATTCTAACATTTTTATTTCTTCTGCGGTTTTTTGTCCTGAATTCATATTAACATCAAAACTATTAAAAATACCTTGGTTTTGTCTACCAATATCCATATTAAATGCAACTAACTTATTAGATTGACCCCAATCTTGTTTTTTACTTTGATTTTCTATCAAAGGATTTTCAGATTGTCTATTTAATTGGAATACGTCGTTTCTAAAATCACTATTTGGTATATCTAAATTTTTACTTGCCTCATTTGCAAATGTACATACCATTTTAGTTTTAGAATTTCTGTAATCAACATTTAAAAATGTACCAAAAATATCATTAGCAATAGAAGTAGATCCTTGATTTGATGGGTTTGGTCTAACGGTAACATCATTAACATCATAATAGTTCACATAACCAGCGTAATCCTGTACATTAAAACCTGATGCCACTATTAAGTCTTTAAGCATCATTAAAAGTTGCATATCAGGATTTTTTAAAATTAATCCTTCAAGTTTATCTTTCCATAAGACAACATCACAATATACTTCACCTCCTATGTTTCTTGATGCTCTATCTAAAAATAAAAAATCTTCAAATAAAGAATTTTCTTTGTAGTCGTTTCCAGCAATCCACTTATCATTAACACTTTTTATTTTTTCCCAAGTCTCTATTCTTCCTATATTTCCTGTATAGTTTGCCTTATTGGGTACTGGAGTTATAGTTTGTGTTGGTAAGTTTTTAAGTACTTCAGGCATTAATGTGTTAATAATATTATTTTTAAATAAATTACAACTTTCAAAATAATTCTTTAGAGATTCTCTTAATTTAAATTCATTAAATGTATTATCGTTTAATTTTTGTGTTGCGTAAATTTTAATTATAGGCGCAAAATCTTTTATATTTTCAACAGAAAAAGAAATATCTAAATCAATAAAAAAATCGGTAATAAAAGAACCCGTATTACTATATATAAGTTGAGGTATTGTTGAGAATCCTACATATGTTTCTAACGCTCTCCATTCGTCCGGGTAAGCATTTTGAGATTGAGCTAATGTTGTTGTGCCGTTTATTGATGGTAAAGCATAAGGTGTGTCTAAATTATATGATTTTGGTCTAATTTTATCCACTAAAGGTAAGTCCGTAAAACTATAAAAAACTCTTTTATTATAACATGATGGATTACCATTATTAAATAACATGTCATAGTTTATAAATTTATTAACTATATCGTAAATAGAAACAATCTGTTGTCCTCTAATTTTACTTATAACAATATCACTGTTTGTTTCTCCAATAAATATTGATTCAGGTATTTTAAACATTTCCGTTGCAAGTAATTGGAAATTTCTATATTTTATCAATATTGAGTCTTCGGCAGATGGACTTCCTTGTGGTGTTTTAATTATGTTAATATAATCATATTTAGATTTAGAAAAATTTAAAAAATGTTCTTCAAACAAATCTAATATACCTCTTTCAAAAACAGAAAAAATCTCATCTATTTTACTATATTTTGTGGTATCTCCATTAATTGAAAAATTCTGTTGTTTTTCTTTATCTAATAATATTGTTTTTAAATACTCGTCGGGTGAATTTATAGCCAATCTATTATTATCAAAATAACCATAATTAGGTAAAGCCCAAAACATTCTTACTGATCCATTAAATACCGCCGGATTATTTTTTACTTCTGTTTTTAATTTTTGTTGACCATCAGGCCCTGTAAAACACTCATATTTAGTTTGATTAAAACTTGACCCAAATGAAGGTGTTATAAAATAATTAGATCCATTGTCATCTTTAAGTAAAGTAAAAAATGTAGAAATTTTAAGTGCCCTATTTGGGTCTGAGTTATCAAAACCAAAGTCATAGTTTAATAAAGAATTATTAGAAAAGTTTAAATATAAATTTTTATTATCTATATTTTCTTGTATTTCTAAATCCGTATAATTATCAAACATATTTAATCCATTATAAAAGACATTCATGTCATTTATTAATTTTGGGTAAAACCCTAAATTCATTTGAGTGGCACTTAAAAATCCTGAAACAACGTCTCTTTGTAATGATATTTCAGTTGGTGCATTTGTTAGGGTTGAGTATCCTGAAATATTATATATTTTAGATATGTTCTGTGTTATTGGGTCATAATTATTGGTATAATCAAAGTTATCCCAAGGAACGGTCATAAAATCAAATCCAGTTTCTATCCAATTTTTATATCTGTGCCATATTGATCCATATTTTAAAACCCAAGCATATGGAAGTCTGTGTACTGAACCAAATTTTTTAAATGTTGCAAACATATAATCTAAATCACTAACATTACCTGTAATAAGTGATTTATATTTTTCCTTTAATGTTGTTAAAGGTAATGAATTTAAAAAAAGATAAGCGGCTTCTTTATAAGGATATTGATTGTTATTTCTAAAATTATCAACCCCTTTTGATATTGCATTAACAAAATAAGGTGTATTTAATATTGAAGTTGTTTGGGTATCTATCAATTCATTCTCATATTCCACATAATTTATAGTTCCTTCGGTTATAAACTGTTTATCATAATTTTCACTTCTTTCTTTATAAAAGTCAAATAGATTTTGTTTTGATAATATGTTTACAGTAGGATCCGGTATTGCACTTGTATAAAAATATGTAAAGGGTCTAACAAAATTTTGATTACTACCATCTAAAAAGTTAGCGGTTTGGACTATTGTAGTATTATAAAAAATTGTTTTGTTTGTGTTAAACGCTTTTTTTATGTCTCCGCTCACTGTTAATGAATTGGCCAAATTATTATTAACCCAATTAACATTAACATACGGATAAGTATCTGTCACATCAAATTCATTGTTTTTTGTAGATAAAAGAAAATTACTAACATTAGTTGATCCTCCAACTAAAGGTTGTGTTGGTGGTTCATATGTTGATAAATAAAAGGGATTTTCAGTAATACTTTTAAGGTATCCAGTATTATAAATTCCTCTTCTAAAATTTTGCCAACTTTCTCCATTACCTTCGTTTGATATGTGTTTTAATATTAACTCAAAATTAAGAGCATTAAAGTTATAATTTTTTAATAGTTGTATTAAAAATGGGTTATCTGTTCCTAAACCATTCTTAATGTTTTGTACTTCCATTTCCATAATAGAACTAAAAACACTATTATCATTACTTCCTTGCCTATTTAACTTAGAATAAAACGCATATGTTAGTATTCTTTCATAAATTTCATATATAAATTTAACGTCTTCTGTACTTGAAAATAATTCATATGTTAGTGGGTATTCAATTGTATTTAAAGAAGTATATGGTAAATTTAATTGTTGATTTTGAGTTACAATAAAATTTGCATTTACGTTTCTTTGTGTAAACCCATACAAATATTCTTCTATAAATTCAACTTCAGGCCAAATATTATAATCATTTGATCCTGTTTCAGACGGATAATCTCCAGGGTATTTAATCTGATATGTTGTTTTATTAGGGTTTGAATTATCTTCAACAATAAATTGAGGCCAAGGAAAAACAGGGGAATTGGCTCTTGATATTTTTGGTCTATCTACAGAAGCACTATTTGATATAGAATCTAATATGGCTTTTCTTCTTGTTGGGTCGTCTCTTTTGTTCCACGCATTTTTATGAACCTCATCTAATATTCTTAAAAATGCCTCAGCGTTTGCCATAATAACACCAACCATATTTTTTATTGTTGGTTTAAAACCTAAATTTAACTCTAACGTATCTTTTAATGCATTAGTTAATTCATTTTCAATTTCAGTTTTTTTAGTTTTTAATTCTTTTTCTAAATCATTTATTTTTTCTATAAACTTTTTACTTCCTTGATAAAAACCATCAAAAACAAAATAATCAGGTTTAGTATTTGTTAATTCATTATTAATATCGGTTTTATATTTAACAAAATTAGGGTCTGTATCTCCTGTTGGTGATGAGTTATAAACAAACTGATATGATTGTTTATAGTCTATAGGGTCTGTAGGTATAATCTGACTATCATTTCTATCAAAATAAAAATCATTTAAAGATATATCTACGGGTATTTCTGAATTTGTTTCTTTTCCGGCAATAATATACTTTCCACCATTACCAAAGGTTGCGTTTAATTCTAAATCTTTTAAATTACTATTTATTAAATTTTCTAATTCAGTTATTGCGTTAGCCCTTTTTCCGACATCTTTTTGTATTTCTTCTTTAAGTCTAAAATTACTTATAAAACTCACAGAATTGGTATTATTAACTGAACTAATAATTAACGGTCCCTGTATGTATAGATTCTTGTTGTACCAAGAATCTTTATCATAATAAATTTTATTTTTAAATTCTGTAAGTTGATTTAAATATAATTCACAATTTGTTAAAGCACTTAAAGATTCTTGATTTTGATAATTATTTAGTATATCAGTTATAAATGTTTTTAATTTTTCTTTAAATTCATAAACAGTAAATTCAGGTAAATTTTCGTCTATTAATTTTTTTTTCTTATATTCTTTATAAACTTCTCTTATTTTTTGATAACCTCTTGTTAGTTTTGATGTTGTTGAAACATTGTTTTGTGTTACAACGTTTGGTGTTGATGTAATAGTTGCATTAGCCTGATACATATGTGGTAATGCTAATGTGTCTGAAAGACTAATATCTTGTAGTATTGTAAATTGGTAAGGTTGGAATTTTAGGTCTATATTAAAACTTCCTGATTCCGCATCAAACCTACTTTTAAAATCTAAAAGTTGTAATTTATATTGTATTGCCTTACCATACCAACCCTTAATGGTTAAGGTAAATGGTGGATATGGAAATTGAAAAAAAACCGCATATGGTGAGTTATCTGCCAATTCAAATAAAGCTCTACCTCTAATGTCAACTAAAGATACGGAAACTTCTGTCTTAAGACTTAACTGTGTGTTAACTCTTATGCTTCTTATTCCTAATAATCCAGTATCTGTTGTTTGATTTTTACCTTCACTTAAAAAAGTTTGATTTAAATAAAATTCATTTGAATTTTTTGGGTTATTCACCGCAGTCTGACTTGGTTGATTTACCCCTTGTCCTTGTAAAGTTCCTTTACCTGTTATTTGATCGGTATAAGAGTTATCTAAAAATTTTTTATTTCCAGGATTTAAAAAATTAATAGTTGCTATTGATAAATTTTGTAAATCAGTATTATTAGGTGTTGCTCCAATAATTAATTTAGTTCTAGGTAAAACCTTACATTCTAAATTAGCATACATTACTAAATTTTCATGTCTTACTGCTCGTTCTTTAACATTACCATCATTGTCTATAATTTTATTTGGATCTATAATTATTATATTTTGGTAATCAAAATCTACTAAAATATTTTCATTTTCAATCGCCATAATAAAAATAATAATTTTCTATTGCATTTTTATAATCTTGTAGTGATCCAACTAATGGAAATGGAACACGTAAAATTGATCCGTCGGGTATATTCCATTCTTCACCACCAAATTGTGGATTTGCCAACAATATTAACCAACCAAAAAATGGTGTTCCATAATATTGTTGTGAAATTTTATCAAGTCTGGATTGTCCGACTTTATAAATATAGTTCTTATCTGACGGTTTTGTATCTAATTTTACAAAAGGAACAATATTTTGTTCTCCATTTATTAAAAATTGATTATATCTATTATAATACTGTAGTCCCATTTTAATTTAACTTAACTTTACCATTAAAGGTTTTTTTATCGTTATCCCAATTTGTTTGTCCGTATATCTGAGTTATTTCTTTTTTCTTATCATTAGTTAACCCATCATTACTGTTTAAGGGTTGGGTATTATATAATAGCCTTCTATTAGTACTATCTTCTAATTTAAAGGTTTTTAGTTTTAAAAATTCAGTATTATTAGATCCTTCTTTCATTCTTAATTTATCTTTAGAATACGCTTCTTCATATAAAACTTTTAATGAATCTAATCTAGATGTTAAATCTTCTCTAGCTCCGGGTATTGCCTCTACTTCTGGTGTAGAGACAAACTCAACAAATAATAATTCATATTTATCTTTATTTGTAAATGTTTGTGATAGTAAAGTATAAAATCTTTTACCTTCATCTGTAAATATATTAGATAATGAGTATTCTGTAGTTTCAAAACATTTTTCGTTATCATAAAATTGTGAGGTTGGTGAGGGTACTATTTTAGTTGCGTTTTCTAAGTTGGCATAATCATTTAAAGTTTTTGCGACTGTTAAATATTCTGTGATTAATTTATC